TCTTCTGTTTATTCCCATTCATATCTTTAAATATCTCTAAATATGAATTTCTTGGTTTAAATTTTACAGAACCTTCTTTGGTTTTTAAAGTCTTAACTCCCAATGGGTCTCTACCTTCCGGATGGTCATCTTTGCCATACCTAACCGGGTCTTTTGGTCTACCTACATTATCTTCTTCTAATTCATCTTTTATTTTTTGTATTTCTTCTTCGACATTTGTAGGACCATCTGTACCTGTTTCTTTAGCGGGGTCTACACCTTGAGTTTCAATTGATGTTAAACGGAATTGTTGTTTAGTATCTTCTAATACTGCAAGAGTTTGCTCATCTTGTTCATCTTGTGCCATTCCTAAAATAGTTTCATACATCCATTTTTTAGAAACCATTTTGGTTTGTTGCATTTGTTGAATTAACGCAACCTTTGAAGTATACAATTCTACTTTTTCTTGTTCATATATTTTTGATGGAATAGTTAATTCTAATGAAAAATCGGTTAATCTATCATCATCTATTCCTTGAGCATATAAATGTATAATTGCAATCTTTGTTAATTCTGAAATCAATACTCTTTGTATTCTTTCTATGGTTTTTGCAAATCTTACATCCATACCGGCTAAAGTTGCTTTACCATTTGTATCTTCTTCGTATCCTAAAAATGCTTTTGGAATTTGTAATGCCGCCAATAATTTACCTTTTAAGTAATTAATATCATCGGTCATATTATATTCCAAACCTTTCAAAGTATCAATTGAAGTTCCATTATCACTGCCACGAACAGGCATATAATAATCTTCGATAAGATTTTGAATATTATATTTCAAATTATACTCACCGGTTCTTTCATCCAAAAATGGAACTTTTTTAGATGCATTAATAATCTTTTGCATGTAGTTATCCACTTCGTTTGGTGGAATATTACCAACATCTACTTTAAATATTCTCTTTTCAGGAGCTCTCATTACTCTATGAATTAACATAGCATCTTCCATTAATGATAATTGTTTCCAAACTCTTCTACCACCTTCAATCATAGATTTTCCATAAGGTAAGAAGTTTGCATCACCATTTAAACGGAAGTGAGCAATTTCATAATTCTCATATTCTTTCTTTGCAGTTTGTCCTACCGCATTATATGGATTTTGGTATGGAGCGTATACGAATTTAACTCTTTGTGGATTTTCAGGATCGAATCCTTCAATTCTACTCATTTCATAAGTAGACATTGGGAGAGCATTAATAATACCCAATCCTTCAGCCATTTCTAATTGTAAATAAAAATCACCGTATTTTACCAAATTACGAGTCCACATCCATAAGGTGTGTTCTATATTTAGAATATCGTAAAAAAGGTTTTCTAATATTTGTTTTATATTATCATCTTCATGATGAATTTTTAATACATTTCCAAATTCATTTCTAGCCGTGCATTCATCTGAATAAACATTTAATGCGGCTGAAATAATTGGGTCCATATCCATTGAGTCGTAATCTCTAAACAAATCAATTCTAACTTGTTGATATGCCAATCCGGATTCTACACCGCCTGCATAATTACTTACCTTTAATTTCATAAAACGGTCTACAAGATTTGTAGTCATTGATTGATATTCATCCGTATCAACGACTTTTACACCTTGCTCTGTTTTACGAATTATGGTATTTGTTGAAAATAATTTTTGTAACCTACCAAATATTGATTTATCTGCCATTTATGATATAATTTTTGAAAATATACGAAATTTTTTTTGATTTACCAAATTACCATTTACGGCAACTCCAATATCTTGCTTTCCATCTTGGACCTGGATTATCACAATTGTGTCTTGCTCTAAAACTTCTTCTTCTATCTGGGTTTGATTTTTTAATTCTCATATTAGGGTCACCAAAGTTTACTTTAACAACATTTCCTTCTCCGTTTCTAACGTAAACTTTAAACTTCTTAACATCACCTTGCATTGGTTTGCCCAATTTTACCTTTCTTCCTTGGTATTCCGCTTCATATACACAATTACAATTTGCTTCTGCAAGATATTGTGTGTATTCTCTCATAAATTGAACAAACTCTTTCATATCTCGTTCGTTCTCAACATCATATTCTTCTACTTCATCTATTTGCTCACTAATTTTTTTACCATTTACAGGCATCAAATTTACTAATCTCATATCTTTAATATTTTCTTTTACGGGTACACAATTTGGAACCATTTTACCATTTTTCATTTTGCCACCAATTTCTCTATATCCATCCCAACACTCATGCAATGCGTTTAGTTCTCCTAAACTTTCATTACACTTTCTCCATCCACCACCCTTACCTTTGTAATTTTTTGCAGCCCAGCCGTTTGCGTATGCAGATGGGTATACATCAAATTTAGATTTAGCAGCTGCTTTTGATGCTGCCCATTTACCTGGATCCGTTGGACAATTCTTTTCTAAAAATAAATTTAGTTTTTCTTCTATGTTCATAGTTTCATTTTTTGGTTTAGTTGAAACATATATTGGTTTTTTACCTTGTCCACTACTATCTTTACCACCTCTTCCTGCATCATTTTGTGCAGCTCTCTTTCTATGAGTTGCACTTTCCTTTTCTTTTTTACTCATTCCGGCAGCTTTTGCAGCAGGAACACATTTTGCATATCCACTTTTATCTCCCGAAGTCCCACATGGTGGGTGTTTACCATCAACTTTTTTGCCGATGTTTACCCATTTTTCTTTAAACCACTTATTCAAATCTTCGTTCATCTATAATAGTTTCAACATATAAATATAAGATTATCCTAATAACCAATGTAAATTCTCAGTTTCACCTTTTCCAGTTTGCATTTCATAGGGATTTTGTTTTAAATGAGATTGTGCAGTATAAACGCTTTCATATTTGTTTACTTGTGATGCACCTAGCATTGCTTTTGTTAAATCAATACCTTCTTGTCTCAATCTCAATGCTGTATTCCTTACCCACAATCCAATAGAAAGTGCCATTGTAAGGTCATCATTATATCCTTTCATTGCTTCTGCTCTACCACTACTCCAAATAAATGTAAATAATTCATCTATTAATCGTTGAGAACGAATAAGAATATCTTTATCATTCATATAAGTGTCTAATGCTGATATGATAAGTGGACGGGTTTTGGATGTTGTAGAAAATCCAGCAACCATTTGTCTCTCATCTCTGTAATATTTGTTACTCATTTGTTTTTCAACATCCACATATTTCAAATCATTACTCATATAAAATAAGTTAGGATATGCCCTATCAATCACTTGTTGAATACATGCCCAACCTACGTTTGAGTTTTCTATTACTAATAATGCGTTGTTGTATTCGGTTGCTAATGCTGTTAAGAAATTTCCAAAATCTTTTGTATCAATTTTACCTCTATATTCCCCAACTTGTGAACAATCTTCTATATCAATTATTTGAGCAGTAGAATAATCCGAACCATCACCTCTGGCAACGTCCGCTACTACCATATATTGTCTACTATAATTTGGATGTTCCCATATCCAAAGATTACCATCGAATCCTCTTTTTTCAACCGGTTCCATCACATATGTATCTTTATACCACATCAACAATTGTGGGTCGATTACGTTATCACCCGAACCGATAAAGTCACAATCACATTCCTGTGCTGCACCTTTAACACCTAAAATACGAGTCTGTTCATCTCTCCACGATTGGTTTCTTTCTGGGTGAACTGTCCAATGCAATTTAATACAATTGAAACCATTTGCACCACTTTCACCTTCTACCCACATTTTGTGGAACCAGTTTCCCACACCATTTGGAGTAGATAATACAATTGCAGAACCACCCGTTGATAGTGTCGATTGTGCCGATAACCAAATCTCATCAATATCTCTAATGAATGCAGCCTCATCTACAACTAATAGGGATAGGGCTTCTGAACGACCTGCATCAGGAGAACTTGCGATTGCTTTTACTTGTGAACCATTTTTTAATTTAAGGGAAAGTTTATTGTCCTCTGCTGCAGCCGTTCCACCATCTCTTAACCATACTGGAAGTAAATCGTGCATAACTCTAACCTTTTCTACAAGGTTTTTAGCTACTGTCACTTTTGTTGCGATTACCAACGCATTGAAATCCTGATTGAATATCATTTTCCAAAGAATATAGCCGGCAGAAAGTGTTGATAAACCCAACTGTCTACTTTTAAGAATAATGTTAAAACGATTATCTTTAAAATCGGTCAAACATGTCTCCTGGAAAGGATAAAGGTGAAAGGGTATTTTTCCTCTCACCGGATGCTGAATCATACAATATTTTTTCATAAAGTAAATGGGGTCACCCGCACATTTACGATATTCATCAGCAATTATCTCTTTTAATGACTTTTTAGGTTGCCCTTGTACACTCATTATTTTTTAACTTTGATTTTCCAATAAGTTCCGAAATTGATAAATGGTGATAATGAACCATTAGTTCCATCAACCGTTCTATTTGCAACTCCTAAACCAAATTGATAAAGTTTATCTTTTTTAGTTTTTAACATCAATCCTGCTCCAACATGAGATACTACATCTGCCTTATTAAATCCACCATTCAAACCATAATACAATTGTGCTTTTGCAGGTTCTTTAACGATAAGTTCTTCTTTAATAATTCTTTCTTTAACTTTAGCATCCCAAGTTCTACCTAAAATTCTATTCTTTGTGATAGTATCGGTTAATGCGATAGTTCCTAATCCACCATCTAAAGTTAGGGTATCTTTGTAAACAATCTTTGCTAAGTAATCTTTAAGGATTGCTGCACTATCTACATTTACTAATTCTTTTAAAACCAAAGTATCTACATCAATTACTTCATGAACGATATCTTTTCCTTGTTTGGTAACCACTTTAGTTTTTTCAACTTCAATGGTATCAATCGTATGTTTTATAACTTCATACTTTTTACCATCTATACGAATAGTTCTTCCACCAGGCATAACCCCTCCAGGATTGAACCATTGTAACAGGATGTAAA